TTGCCTAAACCACCTTGAAGATAAGTAATCATAGAAAAAGGGGTGAGTTATCCCACCCCTGATTCTACTTAAAACTACTACTTATGACAAGTCAAATGCACCGCCATGAGCAGCTTCGTTACGAACTTCGAGTGTTAATTCAGCCAAGATTTGTGTCTTGTCTGCATCGCCAACTTTTGCCAATTCGATTGTTTGGAATGGGCGCAAGTATGCCAAAGCTGCATACTCTGGATCGAGTACGAGGGCATCACGAGTACGCATAAAGCGGTTTGGAACGATCTGCAATACACCGAAATCAGATTGATACAAATCAGCACCAGCTAGGATAGTAGCTTGTCCGTTTGTAGGAACTTGATAACGCTGTGCAGCTAGACCAGTAAAGCCACTAACTACTTGCTTGAGAGCTGGGCTAACAAACAAAGTTGTAGGTGTACCACCTGATGTAAACACTTTAGAGATAACATCTTTGAGGATGGTTTCTGTGAAAGTGCGTGTTGTACCATCAGTACGAGTAGAAACACCGATAGTTACTGGATCTACACCAGCAGTTGTACCAGAACCTTCGTTGGTGTTGGTCTTGATGTAAGACAGGAGTGAACCCAATTTACGAGCTGTAGAACCGCTTGAACCAGCAGATTGACCTTGGTTAGCTGTGATAATAGACTCAATATCACGCTTGATTTCAGCAGATGCTTTAGCCAATTGATAAGCCATTTCAGACTTACGACCAGCTTTGTCTACTGCTTCCAAAGTACCAGAAACCATAACTGTTTTACCAACGATCTGTGTGTAGTTGCCTAAACGAGTTGTTGGTGAAAGAGTGGCTTCAGATGCAGAAGCACCTTCGATCAATGCGTTTGAAGTGGTAGCTGCAGCTAAGCTGTCAGTCTGCCATTCGTGGTAAACACCAGTAGCCTTGCTCTTGCCAATAGATGACATGATTGGAGTATCGGTAGGGGAGATGTCATAAATAACATCGGATAAATCTTCACGAGCGCCAATTGCGCTGTAACGATCATAAGCTGCCATGATTTAATTCCTTTAAATTATAAAAATCGTTCAAATAACCTAGCTGCATCACGCTTGTTGCCTGTTTTGCGTAACTGAGCAAAGTCTTTCTTTTTCGCTTCTTGTTCGGAACTCTGCGGATTAGATGTTCCTGGTTTGAGTGTTTTAGGCGCTGATGCTACCTTTTTGGTTGCTCCAGCTTTACCAGCTACCAGCTTCTCATACTGCATAGCCTTATAGAGCGTTTGTACAGCTCGACTGTCATAAACCTGAGAAAGCTCTTGGTCAGAGAATCCAATGGATTTTGCGTAACTACGAATATCTCTACGGATTACATCTGCCTTGGCCTCATCCTTAAAATCAGGGATGGCGCTCTTTAGCTTCTCTTGCTCAGATTGGATGTGCTGATGCAAGCGCTGTCCTTGTAGAGTCTGCTGTTCTTGTGAAACACGCTGGCGCTCTGCTTGAACTGCTTGTAACTGCTTATCCCTTTCACTACGCTCTGCTACCTTAATTGCATAAGCAATTGGATCTGATTCCTTCAATTCCTGTAGGTTTTCAGTATCCTGAGTGCTTAACAACTGTTCGATAACTTGGAGTCGTTGTGCATAAGTATCTCTAGTCCTTGCTGCTTCATCAATCTTTACTCGCTCTGCTTCCACAGATTTGCGTTGTTCCGCTAAAGATTGAGTCTTTTTCTGATAGTCGGCAGTTCTACTGTAACCATTCAAAAGCTCATCAAGGCTTACCTCCAATTCTTCACCGTTAGCTTTCACTCGGTATTTAGGAGATTCCTCTACTGCTTCTTCTTGGTATTCAGTTTCTTCCGCACTTACATCTGATTCCTCGCCCTGTGGCTCATCATAGCTAGTTTCCTCGCTAGATGAATCATCTGCACGAACCTCTGGGTCAGCTTGCGCTTCCTTGGTTTGTGGGTCAAGAATAGACATAAATGCGTTAGCTGCACCGCCTATCGTGTTATCTACACTCCCTTGTGGGTTGGTGTTTTCGCTCATGTTTTACCTTTTATGGGTAGTTAAAAAAACCTTATACGCTTCTTATCAATGTCGGCTTGTTGCACGATTGATCTCAAAGATGCTTCAAAATCTTCAATAGCTCTTAGTTTTACTAAAGCTCTTTCTCTGCCCTCTACATCATGTTCGGGAGAGTTAAATACATAAGACTTGTATAAGTTCTTCTGAGCTTCTAAAAGCTCTACAAAAAACTCATCGTTTAAGTATGTTCTTGCTCGTTCTGATCTATCCATTACATAACGCCTTTTTGCATCATTGTATTAGCACTTTCCATTGCTTTCAACTGCACATCAGCATTGTGTTCTGCTTGTTTCAATTGCAAATCACCAGCAGCTTTATCTCGCTGTAGCTGGATTTCTTCAGCAGCCTTTTCACGCTGTAATTGAATTTGAGCAGCAGCTTTATCACGCTCTAACTGAATGTCGGCAGCAGCTTTAATTCTGTCTGCTTCAATCTTAGCTTGCAACTTAGCTTGTTCTCCTTGAATCTGAGCTTGAGTCTGAGCCATGTAAGCCTGTACTGCTGGATCTACTGGAGCTTGTTGCTGTGGTGGTGGCTGAGAAATAGCAGCATCCAACTCAGGGCTGATTTCTTTAAAGAACTCGTTAGAATCTTTGAAACCAGCAGCCTCAATAAAGCGACCAAGCGTATTACGATACTGACCTACAGTTACTAATGGGTTAGCAAAGCCTTGTGTACCAAGGATCTGCTCTTGCTTTTGTAGAACCATTGCAGCCATAGCCATTTGTTGATCTTTGTTACCAGTACCTAGTCCAACATTAATAGATATATCGTAGTTGGTTTTCCAGTTACGAGGATCTACATTTACATACTTACCACGCAAACGCAGTACACGCTCTTTATCTTGGTATTTGCATAACAAGTGGAAGATGCCAGCAAACAAGTCTTTTACGCCTGTATCAGCAAAGATACGAGCAATCATTTCTAAACGGCCTGATCCAGCTTGCTGCATTGCTGCAATAGCTGTAGCAGTCGTGTTTTGTAGAATGTTTGCATCTAAGCCTTGGCTTGTCTGTGTAACACCAGAACGCTTCTGCAACACTTGATCCATGTAATCAAGCATTGGGAAGCTCTGAGCAGCAGTAGGAGGAACAGTCAAAGCCTGTACTGCGCCCTGGGACTTCATACGAACTACTCCGTTAGGAGCAACAGTTAGCAGATCATCCATGTTTACTTGACCATCAATAGCCGTCATACGAGGCATATTGGTTAGATACAAGTTATCTAGGATCTGACGAGTAATCGTAGACTTGATTAGCTGGATGTCCATTGCACGATCAGCCAAAGACTGACCAAAGAACTTATGTGGCATTGGGATTGGGCAGATAGAAGCAAATGGAATATGATCCACTTCTTCTTGATCTAGAATCTCGCTCATGCCAGCATAGGTTACTTTTAGCAACTCAGCCATGCCATCACCATCTACATCGGTACGGATATAGCACTCGTACACTTCAATCTCTTGCATAGAGAAGTCTAATGATTGTGTTTCATCAGGCATTTCGCCACGATCATATCGAGCAATACGCTCTGGAGTGTATGTCAGATCGCTATAAGATGGCAGATTGTCTACAACATCTTTCTTGTATCCAGCAGCAATTAAATCTGATCTAGACATCATTACACGATGAGCGCAGAATCTTGCATCTTTAATGCTCTTATCACGCTTGGAGATTAAGAACTCCTCTGGTGGAACGCACTCAATCTTGACACGCCCAGCTTCTTTTTTCTTCTTGATAGTTACATCGTAAGCCATCAAAGGCATACCCATTGGGTCTACGCCTACTGGAGTAATGTTTTGGCTAATTACTTCCATCTGACCATCTGAAAGCAATAGAGTTAATTCATCTGCATTTAGATTCTTGTACTTTTCCTTGATAGGATCTTCGCTATCTTCCCACCAGTATTTAACAATGCCATTCTTTTGTAAAAGTGCATCCTTAAACCAGTTGTGCATTAAGATAACGCCTTCATTATCTTGGAAAAATACTAGATTGCAATAATCGGTAGCTTGTTTAGCTGCTTCTTCATCGCCTTGTCCTTTAGGCTCAAAGCGCACTAGCTCATCTGATTGAGTAAAGATACGCAATAATTGTGGCAATGCACCATCAACTACTTCTGCTACTTCACCAGTAACAATAGATGAACGGCCTTCTACCTCATTGCCGTATGGCTCACGATTGTAGTAAGTCAGCGCTTTTCTACGAGCTTCGGT